CTACCGTTTTACTAACACATAACCTTCTAAGTGTTGCTATACATGTATAGCAATTTACATTTACGACAGCTTTTACTTTACAAATACGACAAATGTAACCGATAGGTGACAATCGCTAATGTAACTTATGCGTTACACAAAGACATTTAGTGAGTTTTCAGACCGACATTTGTGGACAAGCAGATTATGACGCTAATGTCATATTTTTACCGTTTCTAATGTACCAAAATTACCAAACACACAGATGTAGAATAGACACATGACATGGCAACATCCTTTTCCCAAAAGCACAATAACATCACGTTTTGGAGAGACCGCTAGGCGCAAATCGCCACACAGAGGTCTTGACTACGCACCTAAAAGTCGGTCTTTGATACCTGCTATTACTGATGGCGTTGTTACTGACATTTTTTACAGCAAGGTACTTGGCTGGGTTTGTGAGTTCAAGTCTGACGAGCATGGCATCTACATCGGTCATGCACACTTGTACTGCAACAAGCACCGTACCGTCAAATGTCAAGGTATAGACCACGATGACGGAAGTACCTGCATGAGTAAGCTAAAAGTCGGTGACAGAGTCGCACAAGGCGAGCCAGTGGGTCGTGTGGGCAACTCAGGCTCAGCAAGTCGCGGTAGTCACCTGCACCTTACTTTTAGTAAGAAACCAGACCCAAGGTTTGCCAAGACGTTTGACCCTGAGAAGTTTATTGACCAAAAGATTCGCAAGCAGAGAAAAGCTAAAAGCAAATTGACAAAAACCGTAAAACACGATTTAGGCGCAAAGATGGGCAGATTTTGGCACTTAAAGAAAAAGTAAAGCACTACAGCAAGATAGCTTGGGATGCTTTGTTCTTTATCTCTGCCGGAGACGATAACCCTACAGACAAGTGGAAGTTCCGTAGGAGGCTAATCTACGGCTCATACAGGGTATCTGTGTTTATGATTGTGTTTGGCGCACTAGCCTTTTTTATATACCCTGAAGTTGCAACAACCTTGATTACTGGCGGAGTCACACTCCTGTCAATAATCGTGTCCGCATATGTTGCGGGTGCTACCATAGACGACAAGATAAACAAAGATTTGGAGCCGTAATGTTTACAAAAAAATTCTGGTCATACTCAGGTGAGCGTGCTATCAAGACAGTAGCTCAGGCTGCCCTAGCGTTTCTAGGTACAGGCACTGTAGGACTGTTTACTATTGATTGGTACTCCCTAGCTTCTGTAAGCCTAGGCGCAGGATTGCTGTCAATTTTGACAAGCATTGTTACAAAAAAAGCCTAACGCCTCTCATAGCGCGTAGTACCGCCCCAGATGCCAAACTCTTCGTTTGCCGTCATGGCGTAATCTAAGCATTCTTTCTGTATTGGGCAACGTCCACACATCTGTTTAGCAAGCTTTGTAGCTAGCCTCTGCTCGCGTGTCTGTGTGCCTTGCTCTGTAAATTCCTCAGGGAAAAACAAGTGACCGTTATAACGGCACTCAGGGTCTTCCTTATCTGCCAAATATAACAATTTGATTAACTTACGGTCTCGTTCTTGCAAATGTCGCCTCCTTTCTATAGTCTATGGAAGTCAAGACAAGGAGTCAAATTGAACAAATGGTTAGAAGATATTGGCACCGGAGTATTCGCTTCGGATGCACAATCAAACACACCCGAATGGCACGCAGAGCGAGCTAAGGGCATAGGTGGCAGTGAGTTAGGCGCGATACTCGGTCTAAACCCTTATGAGTCTGCCTACTCTCTATGGCACAAGAAGATGGGCTTAGTAGAGGACAAGATAGAGCCAAACTGGAGCATTCGGTTCGGCAACGCTTTTGAGCGTCCGATACTAGAGCTGTTCGCAGAAGAACATCCTGAGCTAGACATCTATGAGACAGGCTCGTTCTTTCACAAAGAACACACTTGGATGCGCGCAAACCCTGATGCACTGGCTAGAGACAGAGATACAGGCGAGTGGCAAATTATTGAGGTAAAGACAGCGCGTGCTGGTTGGGATGAAATTCCTAAGCACTACATCTCACAGGTTCAGTGGTACATGTCAGTCATGGGAATTACAAAGGCAACCATTGTCGCTGTAGCTGGCTGGAACTACTTAGAGCAAGAGATTGAGTTTGACCCTTTCGTTGATTCGGTCAACTTCACAGCGGCACAGCGCTTCTACAACTCGCTCACGTCCGGCGAGAAGCCTGACTGGGACGGTTCTAGGTCTACCTACGAGACAGTACGTCTACTACATCCTGACATTAGCGATGAGTCAGTAGAAGTACCACAAGAGTTGGCTAGCGGGTTGATTGAGTCAAACAATCGATTCCTACTAGCACAAACAGAGCTAAACAAAATGAAGTCACAAGTCTATGACGCAATGGGAAAGGCTAAGCAGGCGACATCGTCAGGCGAAGTCTTTGCTACACGTCAGGCTCGTGGGTTTGGCAAACCATACCTAGTGATAAGGAAATAACAATGGCTAGATTCAACCTGCAAGACTACGAAACCGTACAACAGCGTCTTACGCGCTTTCTAGGTGATTACCCCGATGCAAGGATAATCACAGAGAACCTAACAACACCAGAAGACCGTCAGGTACTTACTTGGGTGTTCAAAACCACCATCTTCCTAGATGAAGGTTCACAGGCAAACAACCTACCTAAAGCAACCGGACATGCCTTCGAGATTGATGGGCAACAAGGTGCAAACATGACCTCAGCAATGGAAAATGCGGAAACGTCATCTTTGGGTCGCGCACTTGCAAATCTTGGCTACCATGGTGACCGCAGAGCCTCGCGAGAAGAGATGCAAAAGGTAGAGCGCGGTGTTACACCTAAGACTCGTGACTGGCTCGATGAAGCTAGTAAGCTAAATGATGTAGACGCACTACGCCTGTTGTGGTCTGAAGCTAAAGCGGCTAAGGCAACACAAAAGGTTCTAGACAAGATAAAGGAACTTGCCAATGGACATTCTGATAGCAAGCGTGAAGGAACTAAGTGAAGCGTATGCGTATGAATTTTATCGCGGTGATGAGGACAAAGCTCAAATCTTTTACAATGCTCGTCAAGAACGCTTGGAGGCAATAGTTGCTGCCACAGGAAGTAGTAGCGGAGCTGAAGAGGCTAACGGAGGAGATTAGGCTCGGTAGCGGAGCCTTACACTCTGCCGAAGTTGCTCTAGCCGAAGCTGAGCATGTACTTGACTCGGTTGAGCAGAAATCTTTTCTTGCCGCAACCGGAACCGTAGCCGAAAGACAAGCTGAATCACGTCTCACAAGCGCTGAGGAACGTCTCTCGCGCGATTTGAGGCGTGCTGAGGTGAATCGTATCAAGATGAAAGTCAAGGGCTTAGAGAGCGCTCTAATGGCTACACAGACAATGGCTCGCATCATGGAGATGGAGTCAAAGCTGTGACAAAAGCATACTTGAAACGCATTTGGCAACGAGATAACGGTCAGTGCTGGCACTGTGGAACCGACGATGACACTGTTGTGCCACACCACAGAGCTAACCGCGGACATGGTGGGTCAAAGGTAGCCGATAGGGCTAGCAATGTAATCCTCATGTGCGCTATACACAACGGACTTATGGAGTCCGACGTAAACGTATTCAGAAAAGCAAGAGAGAACGGCTGGAAGATAAGCCGTCACTCGATACCCTACGACATACCTCTAGTGACTTGGGATGGTCGCTGGTATAAGTTGGGCGACCAATTTGAGAAATGGGAAATAGATGGCGATTGAAGTTATGGTCAACGTCTTGCATAACAGCAAGGCAACCGGCAGAGCAAAGCTGATTCTTTTAGGCATTGCAAACCACCAAGGCGAGAACGGAGCGTATCCGTCGATTGCAACTTTAGCTAAGTATGCAAACTGCTCAGAGAGGTCTGTCAAAAGAGACCTAAAGGAGCTGGAACAGCTTGGCGAATTGTACATACAATCACAAGCCGCACCTGTCGATGCGCAGTACAAACCAAACCTATATTGGGTCACAATTTCAGGGGTGACAGATGAGGCAGGGGTGACAGCTCAGGTAAGCAGGGGTGACAGCTCAGGTAAGTCAGGGGTGACAGTAGGTGGCACGCTAAACGTTAATAGAAACTTAAA